CGTGGGCTTTATCCAAGAGGGGCTGGGACAGGCTAGAGAACCTAGCTGGTCAGGCTGGATGACGGTGATCAAGGCGGCATTCGGGAAGCCGCTCGATCCCACCGAATACCGGTTCTTTCAGGAGATTGCCGGGGGACGGTCTCCACCGGAGAAACCAGTCAAGGAACTTTGGTGCATTGTCGGCCGCCGTGGGGGCAAGGACAGCGTCGCAAGTTTAATCGCGACATATCTCTCGCGCTTTGCCGACACGACAAGGCTGCGCTTGGGGGAAGAGGGGATCACGGCTTGCCTCGCGACCGATCGCGACCAAGCCGAAATCGTATGGAAGTATTGCCGGGGATACTTCGAAGCCAAGCCGGAACTGTACGCCTATCTGCGCACCACCAAGATGACCGGCAACAAGATACAATTGTTGAATAAAGTCGAAATCCGCGTGGCCACGAACAACTACCGCGCACCGCGTGGACGGGCGATCGTCGCCGGCATCCTTGACGAGGTCGCGTTCTACCGCGACGAAGAGAGCGCCAATCCCGACACCGACACGTATATGGCGCTACGGCCGGGGATGGCGATGATGCCGGGATCGATGATCATCGGTATCTCCAGCCCGCACCGGCAGAAGGGCTTACTCTTTCAGAAGTTCGAGGACCATTTCGGCCAGGACAGTGACGACACGCTGGTCATTAAGGCCTCGACAAGATTGATGAACCCGCTGATCGACGTGATCGAGCCGGGCCTCATCGACAAGGCGATGGAAGAGGACCCAGATCGCGCCGCTGCCGAATATGGCGGGGAATTTCGCAAGGATTTGGCGGACTATGTCAGCCGCGACGTGGTCTATGCCAGCGTCACCAGGGGCGTGGCGCAAATCCCCTATGACGACATGCTGCGCGGGCGGTACGTGGGCTTTGTCGATCCTTCAGGCGGGTCACGCGACAGCTTCACCATGGCCATCGCCCATCTGGACGAAGAGACCGGCAAGGGCGTTCTGGACTTTGTCCGCGAGGAACGGCCGCCATTCGCCCCATCCGAGGTGGTCGCGAAATTCTGCGAGGAATTTCAGCACTACCGAGTATTCAAATGCCGAGGCGACCGCTACGCTGCCCAATGGCCAGTAGAACAATTCGCGATCAACGGTGTTATTTATGAGCAATCTGAAATAGTTAAGAGCGATTTGTACCGCGATTTCCTGCCCGCGCTCAATTCTCGCCGTATTCAGCTACTGGATCATACCAGAATGATCAACCAATTGCTCGGGCTGGAACGGCGCACGGTGCGCGGCGGCAGGGACAGCATCGATCACGTGCCGGGAGCCAACGACGACATCATCAACGCCGCCGTAGGCGCATTACTTCAAGTGGTTGGCGACGACAGGCTGGTCACGGTTCAGAAGTATCTGAAGGCTTTCGGTTAGACATCGCCTTTCTGCTGCATCCAAGGCATTGCAGTGCCGCAGCAGCACGCAGTGGTCGAGGATGCGATCCAACCGCATAACCTCGGCGTGCCAATTTCCCCCGTAGGGGGAAATCCAAACCGGGGGATTGTGATGACGCTGCGCGAGTGGATTGCTGAGTACAATTCGGCGGCGCTGACAGCGGATGGTTTCGAGGACGCGATCATCGGCATAGGCGAGCGCTGCTCACAGCCAATACTGGTGGTTTACGATATTGCTCGCTGCATCGAAATCCTCATGGCGCGCGACGGCATGTCCTACGATGACGCCTTCGAGTTCTTCGAGTTCAATACGCTTGGGGCCTGGATGGGGGAGATGACGCCCCTGTTCGTGTGGTGCAAACCGGATTGGCTTAGCGATCACACCCCTTAATTTCCCCCGTAGGGGGAAATTCCAACAGGACCAAATCATGCCGCTGGTGGACCAATACGGCAGGACCATCGACAGCCGCACGCCAATCGAGCGCGCGGCCGAGCGGGAGCGTGCCGAGCCGGTGCCGCCAAATCCGATCCGCCATGCCGCGCAGCAGAACGTCAGCTACGCATCCGAGCAGCATAAAACCCAGGACAGCTACCAGAACTACGTCAGTCACACCGGCTTTGGCACCGACAACGTCAATACGTTTGGCGGCTACGGGTTTTATCCGATCACGCGGCTGCGCATCATTCTCGACTGGGCGTTCCGCTCAAGCTGGGTGTGCAGGATAGCCTGCGAGGCTGTCGCCGAGGACATGACGCGCGAAGGCTTTGATCTGGGATCGGATGACCTCGATCCCGACGACGCGCAGGAACTGTACGGCGCGTTTGATCAGCACCACGCGATTTGGGATCGGCTCGCAGAGGCGATCACGTGGAGCCGGCTCTATGGGGGCGCTGGCATCTACGTGATGATCGACGGTCAAAAACCCGACACGCCACTGCGACCCGAGACGGTTGGACCGGGCCAGTTTCTTGGTCTCCTCCCGCTCGACCGCTGGCTGGTCCAACCGTCACTTAATGAACTTGTCACCGACAGGAGCAGCCCGGATTTCGGCTATCCGAAGTTCTACGTCACGGTTGGCGACACGCCGCTGCCGGGGAACACGCGGATACACCACACGCGCTTCCTGCGCTTCAACGGGGCGAAGCTGCCGTACTACCAGCGGCTCTCCGAGAACATGTGGGACATGTCGGTCTTGGAGCCGATCTGGGATCGCTTGCTCGCCTTCGACATGACCACGGCATCGACCGCGCAACTGGTCAACCGCGCGAGCCTCAGGACACTGGCGATCGAGAACTGGAAGGAAGTCGTCGGGACCGGCGGCAAACTTCTCGAAGCTCAGCTTCAGGCGATCGAATGGCTGCGCCGGATGCAGGTCAACGAGGGCATCTCGATCATCGATGTCAACGACCGCATCGAGTACGCGCAGTACACGTTCACCGGCCTGGATGCGGTGCTGATCCAGATGGTGCAGCAGTTGGCGGGCGCGCTGGGCATCCCGCTGGTGCGCTTCTTTGGCCAGTCGCCAGCGGGCTTGAACTCGACTGGCGAGAGCGACTGGCGCAACTACTACGACATGATCCGCACGACGCAGCAGCGCCGGCTCTACACCAAGGTCGATTTCATCCTCGATTGCGTCGCCCGCTCCCTCAAGATCAAGCTGCCGCAGGGGTTCACGTGGAGCTTCAATCCCTTATGGCAGCTTCAGGATGCGGAGAAGTCCTCGATCGCGTCACAGATCACGCAGACCGTGCTCAGCGCCTACGAGGCGGGCATCATGCCCAACAGCGCGATCGTCTTGAAAGAACTGAAGCAGCAGGCACAGAAGACCAACATCTGGACCAACATCACCGAAGAGGACATCAAGGCGGCCGAGAACGCACCGCCGCAAGTTCCCGGTATGCAGATGCCAGGGGCCGAGGGCGCGGGGATGCCGCCCGGCCCGCCACAGCCAGGGGCGCAACCACCGGCTGGGCCGCAACCCGATCAGTTTCTGCCCGGTGGCGCAGCGCAACCGTCTTCTGGACCGGTGGGCGAGGGCGATGCGTTCGGTGGTGGAGGGGAAGGACCGGATGAGCTACCGTCCCCCGGCGGCAATATTCGGTCCTTCCTTCCGCGCCGAGGTTTTCTGCCGGGAGGCGGCAAGCAGGACGCGGCGGCACCGGAGCCGTACAAGGCGCACGGCAAGCCGATCTTTCACGTCTACTACAACCGCGACAAGGATTTGCCCGGCAGGCAAATAAAGTTCATGGGGCACGACATCGTGGTCGAGCGCGAGAAGGGCGAGACCAGGGACGAAGGCTCATCCGAGGGCGCGGTGATGTCGGTCCCCTACGGCTATTTCCCCGGCACCAAGGCCAATGACGGCGACGCGCTGGATTGCTTTATGGGCGACGCCGAGGACAGCAACCGGGTGTTTGTGATCGATCAAGTCAATCCGGACACACGCGAATTTCACCAGCCCAAGGTCTTTCTCGGCTTCCGCACGGGCGAGGCGGTGCTCGACGCGTTCAACAAGTTCTACGCGGATGGCCGTGGGCCGCAGCGCTTTGGCGGCGGCAAGGAGTTTGGGTTGAAGGATTTCGCCAATTGGCTCGATCGGTTCCGCATCAAGGCTGAGGCCGGCTAATGTGGCTGACGAGGACCACAAAAGTCTTATCGGTCAGATACTGGCCTACGTCGATCGCCCGTGGCGGGTTATCGCGATTATCGTCTTGTTCCTTGTCGGCGGGGCCGGCTACGCGGTCTACCAGCAGCGCGAGGAAATCATCGAGGCGTGGCTGACACCGGACAGCGCCGAATTGAAGACGCACGATGTCGCAAGCGCGCTGGAAAAGCTCACCGAGGACACCGATGCCGATCTGATCCAGGTATGGGCGGTGGACCTCGGCAGCAATTCGCAGCGCTTCCTCGCGGCCCGCCGCAAGGATGGCGAGCGCCCGGTCATTCCTAATCCGCGCCGCCTGCCGGTGATCACCACCACCAGCGACGTGCAGGCGCTGGTCAATGTCTTGAACGGGCATCCGGCCTGCGGCGACACCGAGGGCTATCCTTCGCTCTTGATGCGGCGGCTGGCCGATCGCGGGATGAAGCGGGCTTGCGCGATGCCGATCCCGCCAAGCCCCGAGGCCTTTGTCGGCGTGATCTATCTCGCCTGGGAAAAGCAGCACGATGCAGGCGACGAAGACAGCGCGCTCTCTGCGGCGCGCGAGGTAGCACGGCAACTTGTCAAGCGATAGCCTTGAGGTTTCCATGGCCGAACTCGAGGACGACGATCCGCGACTGATAAAATCGGCCAACGAGTTATTGGCCGAGCTTCAGCCGTTTGTCGGCCGCCATTTCGACGCCGGCAATGTCGAACGGATTTGCGAACTGGTGCAGCAGCACCGGATCGCCTTCAAGCGCGAATACGGTGCCGAATTTCCACCGATGGTGCCCTTCGTCCTGCCGTCCTTGAAGTTCATCCACTTTGTGCGCGCCGATATCGAGGACGGCGAAATCCGCATCCAACTGCGCAATCTCTTGGTCCAGTTGAGCCGGCGGCGCAACGCGCTGCCGTCAGCGCTGGAAGTGGCCAAGGCGGTGAAGCAGTGCTGGCCGCGCTACCGGCCGCCGATCGAGGAGTTCCGCGCTGATCCGCTGATGCAAGAGAGGCTGCACTGATGGTCTCGATCATCATCCACGATCGCCATGGCCGATCACGCGTCATCGACGCGGGGGCACAAGGCTCGCAGGGGACGGTGGGGACTGCCTATGGCGGCGCTCCGCGTCATGCGGCGCGTGCGCAAAAGCCCCCCGGCATTAAGGCGGGCGGGTTTACCGTGGATCAGCCGCCGGTCCCGCGTCTGCCCGGTGCGATGGCGGGATCGACGCATCAAGCCGCTGCGCAGCAGCATGAGGCGCTGGCTGCGCATCATCAGGGACTGAACTATGGCGCACAGAACCCAGTGAGCCGCGCCCATGCCGAGGCCGCCAAGGCGCATAAGG